ACCTCGTCCAGGAATATCTGAGTAAATCGGAGTTTCTGGCTACAGGGATCGATCGGAGGCGGGTTGCCCTCGACAGCTTTGCAGCTGCCGAGACCCAGTGCGAAGCTGCTAACGAGCGGATTAATGCATTTCTCTATCGCAACGGAAGTTGCGACTGGGCTCACGTTTTGTGCGTGGCTCAGCAAAAAATAGAGGCGTGCATCGGTCCGCATCCGAAGTATGCTAAGCTCCTGAACAAATGTCGGTGGGGTAAAGGGTCTACGTTCTCGCTGAAAGGCGAGGACGCTAGACTAGACTACAAGCTCCGTGAGGGGCAAATCAGTGTCACGAGGCAGGCTTTACAGCACTTGCGTGCTGCGATGGCTACGGACTACGCTTGGTTGCGTAGCCGTGGTGTCGACGCTTGCGGTCCCACTTCGCTTTTAGCCCATGAGTTTTATATCGTGGACGGGAGTAGGGGTGTGACCGTGAGTAAGAACGCAAAGACTGACCGCTTCATCGCCGCCGAACCTTCAGGGAACATCTTCCTGCAGCTCGGCGTAGGTGGATATTTTCGGCAGTGCCTGCATCGCGTTGGTATAAACCTTGATGATCAGTCGATCAACCAAGGTCTTGCTGGCTCGGCTCTTGTTAACGGTCTCGCGACCGTCGACTTGAAAGCTGCGTCAGATACCATTCCATCGGCATTAGTATGGCTACTTTTGCCTTACAGCTGGGCCTCGTATTTAGATAGTTTGAGGTCCCCCATGATACTTGTTGATAAGAAGTGGATCCACCTGTCGAAGTTTTCGTCGATGGGCAACGGATTCACCTTTGAACTTGAATCTCTGATATTTTGGTCTCTAACCGAGGCCTTAAGGGATTGCATGGGAGTCGCTGGGCGCGTTTCGGTTTACGGTGATGACATTATCTGCCCCGCGGAGATGGTGCCCCAGCTCAACGAACTACTGTCTTGGTGCGGTTTCACGTTCAACGTGAAGAAAACGCACTCGGACGGCCTGTTCCGTGAAAGCTGTGGCAAACATTACTTCGGAGGTTTCGATGTTACACCAATTTACCAAAAAGTTGACCCTGACGCTAGTCGTGAAGAGTACTATCGTTGCCATAACCGCTTTCTCTATCATGCTGTTGACAGAGGATACGATGACCGTTTTACGGTGCTTGCTGACCGCAAGTTCCGAATAGTCGTCAAATTCCTTCGCCAGCAGTTTCGATTGAGCTTCCCGCAAGGGATTGAGCACATGGTACCGATTCTTCAACGCGATGTACGAGAGTTGGAAGGTGGCTTTGCGAGTGATCGCAGGGCCCTCGAAGACACGGACGTTGCAAAACAGGCGAAACGCATGCCGGGAGGCATGTCAGTCAGATGTCAGGTGTGGGGTTTCATCCCCAAGAATTTACCTGATGCTGACCAAAGCGCGCTTTACGCAGTCCAACTCCGGAAGGGCTGTGGTCGCAGTACGTTTACAATGAACCGTCGTTACCGTTTTATTTATGGCGGCGACAAGGCGGTCTCGTACTGTGAGTGGGAGCTTGGAGATTTGCCTAAGCATGCTATCCTTGCGGATACGCTGACGGCGCGTCTCCAGGGGCGGTACCGCACTAAAAAGCGGTACTTCTCCGAAACCCGTG